CATTTAATTTTGCAAATTTACTTTTGCTACCCAAATTCTGTTCACGAATTTTCTGTCTTGTTATATCACTAACTACTCTGTTGCTCATATATATACTTAAGGCTTGTTTGTTTTCTTCTGTGGGACTAAGGTGTTTACTTGATGCTCGCATTTTTTGCTTTGTCTCTTCAGACAACTTACTACCCAACATACGTTGTCTGTTTTTCTCTCCAAGCTGCTTATAAAATTCTTTATCACGTACACAACCTAAAGTTCCATCTCCACCTGTTGTTAAATTAAATCCATTATTGTATGTATCATATTGTTTAATATATTCTTGTTCAAGCTGACTTAAATCATCATTATCCTTTTTTAAATATAAGATACCAAATATTAAACTATCTGCACCATATTTGTTGAATGAAGCTTGGAGATAAGCATTATCATGCTCATTGTGTTCCAATTTCCATTGATGATGCCAGAACCGTCGTTTAAAAGACTGGTCTGTTTTGCCGATATATAATTTATCATTACCTTTACAATAAATAGAATATATACCAGCCTCGTTTTTGTATTTATTATAATCTTTAAATTCCAAATATTTATTTCTATCTATATACTATAAACTTCCCCTGTTAGCACATTACCAAATTGCCATTTCCTGCAATTCCACAATGTGTAATGCACACCCCGTATTTACGGGTTCACCAACTTTTGCACTGTATGTCACCATACAGGAGCACAGATTTCTATGCTTTTACCTGTCACAACGGACAGAATATCTATATAACTATCATATTTTTTCTTTTGTTCTTGTGTTTTAGGAACTTTTGCATGGAAGCACGACGCCGCATTTGATGCTTCGCCAACAAGACTTACCATGCCACGTAAAATTGCAGCAAGTTTGCTTTGGTCATTATAAGGTTCTTCAATGGATGTGATTTTATCTTCTATATCAATCATAATAGGAATGTCTCTTACGACACCTTCCATCATCAAAGGATTATCAATCACACAAAGCAAGTCTCCGTCAAAATCACAACCCGATAGACGTTGTGGTGTTAAGCTCTTGCCATTAATAATAATTGTATTGACCAAATGACTGCAATATTTATCTAAAAGTTCATTTGTTATACCTTTTAAGATAACATGTTCAGATTTACAAATATGAGGATTACGCTCAATCAATTTCTCTCCAAGTAAAACTCCATCTTTATTAAAACTGTAGAATTCATCAGCTTCGAGGCAACCATTGACTTCAAGCCCACCAATATGTTCCATCATCATAATTACATCAGGCACAGCAAATTTAAAACATGCTTTAAGCCACAATTTCCCGCATTTCATATCATCTTTATATTTCTCAATCAAAGATATAAGATATGTACGCACTCCATGTTCCTTCATCATCATCGGATTGCGAAGAATTGCCTTGGCATAATTATTAAGAGGCTTATGACTATCAGCCATCATACCTAAAAAACAATATGTATATAATGGGTCACCATTGATTATTTTTTCAATCCAACGAATACTATCTGTTGCGAGCAGTGCAAATTTCTCATATGGTAATTCCAGGTCTTGCAGAATCTGATAATTTCCTCTGGTATAAACTGGTTCTTCATCAAGAGAAAAGTTCCATTTTGCAACACCAAAGCAATGTTTATATTTTCGGAATTTATCCCAATATCGTTCCCAGTCAGCATAGGTGCCAGTATCTTTGAAGTATTTTTTACCTTTATACATACTTTCAAACCAGATACATAATGGCTCACTGCCAGGAGCAACAGAATGCTTCATACCCCAAATATCAGTAATTTCTGTGATGCCGTGTTCAGCAAAAAAAGTTTCATAATCAACTTCTATAGACAATCCTTTTATATAAGGACAGCGAGCAATAAAACTTGTCATTGGTGTATTACTGCCAATCTTTTCTTCAAGAATACGGGATATGGCTGGATGATGAATCCCCGCACCATCAAACACATTAATTTCAATGTCTGTAGTTTTTTCTGCAACATCTTTTTGTGTCCAAGTTCTTTTTTCTCCAGTATCTTTATCAATAAATTCAGTTGTATTGTCATACAAATATTTAATGTGCTGATTTGGAATTACTCTATAATAATCAGGAACAATCACAATTTTAGGAATCCAATCTTCAACACAGTGGCAGCTTGATAACATGAGTCCCCGGTAGGCTGTATATTTAGCAATTACAGTTTTATCAAAGTCAATATCCATAGTAATACGCTTGTCTAGTTCCTTGATAATTCGGCTGTCAACAAAACTCATAATTGCATTACGCTGCATTGAAGCACTTCGCTCTGAAATCTCAAATTTTTGCCCATTTACTTTAAACCCGTGCTGAACTATCTTTTTGAGTTCAGCTGTTTTATTTTTGGCACCTTTACAATCAACAAAAATTATGTATTTATTAAATTTTTCATCATCAAATGTAATCTTGCGTATCTGCCTCAACATAGGGGAGTCAGACTGTTTAATAAAATAACGTTCACAGTCACCCTGAATATGATAATCAGCATCTACAATTTCCTTAAAAGGAATTTTTCTTACTATATATAACGGTGGACTAAACATTTACTCACCGTCCCTTAAACGCTGCTGCATTGTTTTTGGTGAGAATTTATGGTAACTCATTTCTGACCAATAATATTCGCTGGGCTCAAACAATTCACAGCCTTTTACATCAGTTGTATCTACCCCGCCACAAAATTCATACAGGGCGCAATTTTCACAATTGCAATATTCATCGAACAATATAAGCAATTTCCTCCTTTGCTATATTTTTGTACTTTAACTCTATATCTCATTTTCAATCTCCTCATCTTCATCGTTATATCGTATCGGACTACCTACGGGAAGCATCTCTAAAAATGCTGCTCCAGGCAACCAATATTTACTTCCATCATTTGTTCTTTTTGCAACTGAAAAATGTATGTGTGCTATGCGTCCTAAATAATCATCTCTGTGTTCCCAAAATTCTTTGCGTTCTTCATCGCTATATCCAAGAGGCAGCACGACGTTGCTACCTTTATAATCAACTATAAAACTCTGCAGTATATCTTCATTTTCTTTTTTTGTGTAATCAACTATCATCAAATCTGCTTCATGCATTTGTCTTAGGTATAAGAAACTTTCACTGTTCTGTCGGTATTTATATAAGTCATAATCAAGATTAACTAAAATTCCTGCGTATCCTTTTTCTTTGGCTACTCTGAATGCTTTTAAAATATTTCCTCTGTAACGTCCATTAAATAAAATCGGGGCAAGTTGTATATGTTCGGTAGGTGTAAAATTCGTCTCTAAAAATGTTCGTCGGTCTTTATATATGTTTTTACATGTCTTACGGTTAAATTCTTTCAAAGATAATATGTCATAGATATAAAATATAATGTCACTTTTATCGCGCTCTGGCAGTCGGACTATCCATCGCTCTTTCATTCGGCGGTCATAAGGGGAGAGGTCTTTTGCATCCTCACCTTTATAAACAAGTTCGCCATCAAATACCACTTCATCAAACGGCAAGTCATTAAATTCCTGCAAGAGTTCATCGAAGCCCTCAAGGACAATGCCGAAGCGTGTATACATTCTTGCTTCGCCACATTCTTTGATAACAGCGCAGCGGGTGCCATTGTACCAACCGGAAACTGTGAACTGTCGCTGACGCACATAGTCTTCGTTACCATAGTACAGCCCCGGCATCATCAATGGGATTTCATAAACAGTTCCCGCGCCATATACTGTATTGACCTGTTTGGCTGAAACATTTATTTCAAGGTCTCTCAGCACCGCATCAATCAAAAAGTCGTGGAGCTCAGCGGGGTAGAGGGTAAGAGAACCATGTATCTTTGCCACAGCTTTTTTATTACCCGCCCCCATATATGTCAGATATTCAAGCAGGTCATCACCTTCGCCTGTCACAAACGGCACAACGTCTTCGGCTGTAATTTCGGACGGCGCCCATTTATCAAAGATAAGGAAACGGCTTAACCCAAGACGCGTTTTCCCAAACTGATACAATAAAAAGTCTGTCCACTTGGTATTTGTTGCATTACGGCGCAATATGC